ATTCTTTTACGAACATCATTGTCCGTCATTTCTTTAAAATATTCTTGAGCAACTAACCATGAGAAAATAACGAGACACATTGCAAGGTCATCATTACATCCTTCTTCTGCTTCAAATGATTGTTTCTTTTGTATAAAGGTAGTTAATTCGGAAATAATTTCATAATCATTTACTAATAATTTATCTCCTTCAATAAGTTGCTTTAAATTAGAACATCCAATTTTTTTAACAGTGGTGCTCATCTTTACACCAAGTTGTGTCTTTGCTCCAGAGAATCCTTGACCAACTAATTGACCAGCACGACCTCTCATAGAACACATTAACAAATTATCATATTCTAAATCATATTGTAGAATAGAAGCTACTTGATCACCAATATCATTAACTTCACATAATACAAATGCATGGTTATAATTAACTGCTACTTGATGAATGATGGTTGGAAACAACATTGGTTTTATAGAATTGTTTCTATATTTTCCAACAATTCTATATGGAACAGTTGTTATATCGTATAAGATAAATGCTGAGTAATCATTATTAACTCCACGTGAAACGTCAACTGTCATCAAGTATTCATGATTTTCTTTTGGATCTTCGTAAATACATAAACCTGCATTTTGATACTTAGGTTCATCATAAGTCATTGTTCTCAACTTAGACGCAGAAATTAAAGTATCAACCGATCCTAAGAATTCACATTCAAATTCTTGAGTGAATTGTCTTTCTGATGTGTTTGCAATTGTTTGCTCTTTCCATTTGTCATCTCTACCAGGAACTTCTCTCCAATGAACCTCTGTAGTGATGTATTCATTTCTACCTAATTCAGCATCGTGCCAAAGTTTGTAGAACATATTCATCCCACATGGAGTTGAGATGATAATAACCTTGGTTGATTTACCAGACGAAATTGTAGGATATACAGAGGAGAAGAACTGTTCTGCAATATGATTTGGAATGAACGCAAATTCGTCTAGAAAGATAATATTAAATGACATTCCTCTAACTGCTGATGCAGAAGTAGATGCTGCTAGAATTTTAGAACCATTCTCTAGTTCCATTGATCCTTTGTTATATACTAGAATACCTTGCTGCATCCACAGAGGTAAATTCTCATAAGCAAGTTGCAATCTTCCCAACAATTCTCTAGCAGTTGCTAGTTTGTTAGCAAGGATACCAATATTAACATTATCATTAAAGATTGCATAGTGAAGCAAATAGGAAACCACTGTCGTGGATTTACCTGTCTGTCTTGGTAGTTTTGCAATGTTAAATCTATTTTCATGAAAAGTACGAATCATCTTTTCCTGAAAATCGTACATGTCAAATGGAACTAAACCTTCATCAAGAGATACAATTTTGATATAGTTTTTAGCAAAGTAAACTGGATCTTTTTTGCATTTTAAATATTCTTCAATTTGTTCCTGAGTAAAATTAATAGGAACATTGGCTCTTTTTAAATTTGGATTGCCAAGATAAATTTCATTATGATTTAATGACATGCATCACTCCCATTTTTTATCTGGACATGCAAGTGGCATCAGTACTTTAAGCGGCATAAAACAACCACACAATTTACATTGTTGGGTAGTAGATCTAAAAAATTCACATGATCTACACAGTTCCAACTTTTCTTCAGGTGTCAAATTATTCATAGATTAACAATTCCAAGCTCTTAATGATTTATTTATTCTAGAATCTGGATCCTTAGCAGTTTTCTTACTTGTAAGTTTTTTCTTCATTCCTTTCATTCTTGCACAGAACGATGACCTACGGGGATTTCCAACCTTTTTTGAAGGTGCCTTAAGGTCGCTTCCAGGATTTTCACGCTCATATGATTTACGTCCTTTCTCGTTAAGTCCACCATTTTTGTTCTGACCCTCCTTACGAGTCCAAGTAGATTCTTCTAATGATTCGCAAAATTCTTTGAAAGTTTTCATTAGTACTCTTCTATTAAAAGTAAATCAAACGCTGCCGTATAGCGCCCGTTGTTCGATCTAGTTGTCATTCTTACATCAATATCAGATTTCTCTGGAATACGAATTGGAAATGAGAAGTCATAATCATATTGACCACCACTTCCTGATACTTCAAATGTATGGGCAATTCTAAATGCTGATTGACCCCAAAATCTTACAAACATATTACCACTACCATCAGCAGAAGATTGAGCAGTAGCAACACCTCTGTATAGATAAGCAGTTTTGCCAGCAGGAATTGTGTAGATTGCCATAAGGGTTTGACCCTTACTAGCAGTAATTCTCAAGACATCAGATCCATTCTTTGTGAAATTTACATCTCCAACATTATTAGTTCCAGTTGAAATGTATGCTCTAAACACACGACGAAAAGAAACTGTGCCTGCTACAGTTGCTGTGCTGGATAATGTGAAAGTATCTGATACTTCGTTGAAGTCATTATCCAATCCTAGAACTGTTACAACCTTGCCCGCATCAGAAGCATTAGCAATAGCAGCAGTGATTACTCCAGCGGTATCGAAAGCACTCCATGGATAAACAGTATCACTTTTATCCCAAATCGTTCCTGTAGTACTTTGGGATAGAGAGGGGACAGCGCCAAACTTATGAACTGTTGAAGCACCACGGACTTTTCCTCGTGCTACATTAATTCTAAAGTTATCGTCCCAATTGAAGTATGACATTAACCTATGTAAGAAACTTTTGTAGCTGAAACATTAGAAGTGCTATCAACTTTAATTTGTTGAGTAGCATCTTTATTGATAATAAGTGGAATACCAACAGTTAAAGCAAAACTTCCAACAACTGTAATTCCATCAGATTCATACAATGACACAGTTCTAGTAGAAGCTGCTCCAGTTAAATCTGAATGACTATTATATAGATATACATCAGTTGCTTTACTAATATCACTTGGAGTTGAAGTAAGCGTTTCCGCTTCATCTAGAATTTTAATTCTCATTTGTAGATACCGTTTATTGATTATTTATTATCTAGAAGTCCTTGTTTAATAAGTTTGGATAACTCTGCGGTTGATCCAACAAACAGTGCATTATTATTAGTTACATTCTGTTTTGATTTTGGTCCCTCTTCAAGATCCTGCATTTTCTTCTGGAGATCAATCAGTTTGTCAGTGGCGTCAGAGACGCTCTTAATCAACTGTCCAGCGACCTCATACGCCCTTGGGTGATCAGAAGCACCAGCGACCTCTAAGATGCCGTCTAGCGCCTCCTGACCCTTCTCTATGATGCCATATAGTTGGGCTCTAGAATACTCATAATCTTTTTTGATATCTTTTTCGATATCAATGTCAATATTTTTTTGCTTTTTCTTTTCAGGTGTAACTGAAACAAGTTCAGTTGCAACATCTAGAGCTTGTTCAATTCCTTCATATTGTTCTTTCATAGATCTTCAAAATATGAAACGCTTTCATTAAATCCAAAATCATCATCAGCAGTTACTAATGAATCATCAATTGTATTAATAACTCCATCATTATTAAGATCATCTAATGCTTTTGGAGTTACCTCATACTGACGATATCTACTAGAGATGTTTCTATCAGTAGTGCTGTACTCTTTAACAATTGCCTTTTTAATTTCATTAACGTCCGTAGTAGGACCATAGATGTATGTCTTTACTGTAAATTTAATTGTGTAAACAATAATTCTTCTAGTTTCAAAATCACCTTCATAGTCATCATTAAAATCTATACTTGATAGAACAATGGGAATATCTTTTACAATTCCTGCTTCTTCTACAAGTTTAATACTGAGATTGAATGATGGTTGAAAGTATGGTACAATTTGTTCAACCATTTGTAATGCATCATCTTGAGTTTTACTCATGATGTTTACTTCAAAGTCAAGATTGTATGGAACAGGAACATAAGTTTTTCTTACTCCTTCTCCATCAACATTGCTACTGCAATATTGTACTGGGCTTTGTTTTCTTGTTGGGTCATATGACATTCCATTCATTTCAAATGAAATCCTTGGAAGTGTCATTGCATTTGGTCTACCCAAATCTGGTTGCTCAGTTAACCTAGCAAGAAATTTTTGACGTGGACCATATGCCAAAGGTACTTTCATCCTTTGATAAGTTGATCCATCTTCATTGAGTTTTCTAATTTCTATATTATTAAACAGCGTTCCAAAACCAACAACGCACTTTCTAATAATTTGATTGTATTGATAAGATCCTAACATAATTACAAGTTCCTATTTCCGTATTCTCCAAATGGGTTTGTTTCGGTAAAATCTAATATACCGTCTGCGCTGTTTTCAACTTTAATATTGTCAGCGTAAGAATCTTTAATGTCTAATTCATCAAAGTCAGTAATATTTATAGTAGCACCAGAAGACGCTCCAGTTAATATATCAGCTGGAACAAATTCTCCACTAAACGATCTCAACTCAACATACTGTGGTCTACTATCAAAATTAATTTTATTAATTCTTGCTTTAGAACCAGATACAGATCCAATAACTTCTTCTCCGATTTCTGGAGAACCTGTTAATTCATCAAAGAAGAATTTAATGACATAACCTTCATCAACTTGAGTATCAAATATGCCAACGTCTGGAACTTCATCTCCATATTCATAAAGTTCACACTTTAACTTATAAGTATATAATTTTCCAAATTGATAAAATGGATCTTCATGCTCAACAAATTTAATTTCAAAGAAGTTATCTGTCAATGGAAAGTGAATTAAGTCACCTTCTTGTGGTCTAAATCCAACAGTGATGCCTGGAATTGTAGATAAAGATACTGTAACAAAATCTTCAAATCTTTGTCTTGATATTACTAGAGTAACTTCATCATTTGAGCGAATACCAAACTTAGTTAAGATATCTCCTTGACCTTGAAATCCATCAAAGTTTTCCATGTATGCTTCTATCAAATAAGCATCTGTAAACTGAGATGATATTACTTCATTTAAAACATCATCACTTTTAATAATTTGTCTTGGAATGTAATAGACATCCATACCGAACATTTTGATATATTCGTCAACCAAAGATTGATTGAGAATTTGTTCGTTTCTAGTTCCGTGGGTAAAGTAAGTGGATCTTGGCATGATTATCCAATCATATCTAATGGTGGTAATTCATAAGACAGTGACATTTCAGATTCTATCTTTTCAATTTCAGCAACTGCATCATCATAAAGTTGCCTTCCATTCATGGTAATTCCTCCAGGTAATTGAGCACCTTGGAATTTAATCAAGTTCTGACCCCATTGCCTTTTAATTAAAGAGGTTAAATATCTCTTTAAAAAACTATCATTATAAATCTGAGCATTGGTGGTAGGATTTAATATTCTATAACAATCAATAATGATATATTCTCCTTCATCAATTTGTTTAGAATCTGTATCCAAATATAATCTATCCCCTCTTTTATTAAAACGATATGGAATAAATGAACCATTATTAAGAACCATATCTAATGTTTCAAGATATGATTTGGTCATGTAATAACTGAGTATATCTATAGATCCAAACTGATAAAGATCATTAAGAAATAATTGATATTCTAATCCAAATAGATTACTTCTAATATTACTTCCCTTTACACCAAATATATTTGATATTCCTATAACATGATCTGGAACTGTAATATAATTATTTCTTTCTTCCCAAACTGTAGTTCCTACTGTAGTTGTTGTATTACTTGAAGAAAATCTAGCAACATCATCTGCATTAAATTGATGCTTCAAAAACATTCTTTCAACGCCATCAAAATGACGCTCATGGAAATACTGAATAGCATCATCAATCAGATCTTCAATCTGATCATCATCTACGTTAATTTCCAGAACTGGTTTGCCTAATCTTCTAAGGCAATATTCTTTTAATTGCGCTCTAGTTGCGGGTTGAGCCATTTATTACCCATAAAAAATCCTCTGCTTTATTTAGCAGAGGATTTATTTATCATTCCGAAACTTCTGTTTCTGACTGTTGTTGAGTCAGTTCAAGTGCCTGAACTGCTCCAAGAAGTTTAAAGTATTCTTCTTTTTTGCCATTAATCTCTGCGTCAAGTTCTTTAATTTTACTCACGCAATCTTCAAGTTGTCCTTTAAAATTATCGATCATTTCTTGAGTTGTCATTTTTAAATCTCCTTAGGTACAAAATATAGGAATCAATCCTTAATTTATTTAGTATGGTTTTCTGAGAACGTTTACGTAAATACCGTTCCACCAACTAGTATTATCCTCTGGTATAGTTGTCAATATTTTTCTCTGGAATAATTTTATTAGGTTGTTATGTTCTATAAATTTATCACATGAGTCAACTACTCCTTCAAAATTTGCATCATCTACAATAAGAATAAATTCATCATCAAATAGATTGAGGATATGATTTAAATTTTCAAATTGCTCATTGTAATCATGAGAGGCATCATAAAAAATAATATTTGGTTTATATCCAATATCTGTTAATTTATTGGCATTGGTTTCTATGAGTTTCCAATTATCGTTTTTGCAACGATCGAGAAAATATTTCTTTGGATCTTGAACATTTAAAAATAATAAATCATGTCTAAATGGTTTAATATTTTTCTCACTAAAATTATCAACAGCAGTTGCTACGCAATCATTTTTATAAATTGCTGAGTAAAATGTACTCCCAGTGTAACAACCAAGTTCAAGATATTTTGCATTCTCATATGAACATAAGTTGTTTAGTAAATGCTTAATATGATTAGATGATAACCCTTGTATTTTTGGAGAGTTACTATCTAACTTACTTTCAAGTTTTCCAGATAGTTCAATAGAATTTAAAGTTAATTCTACTAATGTATTAAATTGTTTACTATCTTTTCTCAATCTTGAATTTACAACTGAGTCGCAGTAATTACAATCCCAACAATCAAACTTGCAATTTTTTATTTTATCTCTCCATATGTCGATTGGTTTATCCTTAACTGAGAGATCTTTTATATAATCATTAAACTGTGGAAACAATAATTCTTCATTTGATTTCCATCTAGAAATAATATCAGTAGATTCTTTCAATCTCATGATACTTTCTCTACCATGCATCTTAAATACATCAATTCCTAGATTTATAAATTCTTCCCAATCGGATTTCCATGGAGGTAAATTTGCTGCTTTAAACGATGTTGCTGGATCTTTCTCATCCCAACTGGAACAAGAAACTCTACTAATCGAATCATTAAAATATTGAGGATTATTTGGTTGCCTAGTATTATTGTAATGATAATGTTCTGGCATTATGGGACATCCTCCCCAACATCCTTCATTAGCAAGAAGAGATAACTTTACAGGAATATTATTATCTTGGCAATATTGCTTTGCTGCTTTTATCTTTATTAATTGATCCTTATCTCTCATTAAATCTCTGTCGAGATTTATGTAATGAAATCCTGCCTTTGCCAGTGAAACGATTTCATTTGGTTTTGTGACTTCACGAAGAATTGTATTTTTTATATAAAGATCTGGAAAATGCTTCTGTATCTGACCAGTTAATACCCAAGTAGTATGTGGGATGGTTACAATTTTTACACCAGCATCATATAGAGGTTTGAAATTCTCTATCCAAAGATTTAAATTTTCTTGATTCGGAGTTACGTATATATTATTAAACGTTGCAGAAAGTGGAATATTTGTTTGCTCAGAAATATAAAGAGCATTTATAGATGTCTCTCTAATATCTCCAGTAAAGGTATCCCCCATTGCATCCTGCATAAATGGAGGCATACGACAAGTGAAATATAAATCAAAAATATAATCTTTATGTTCTAGTAGAAAGGGAATAAAATATTCTTCTACTAATTCTTCAGTTAGTTTTGGATTGATTGGAAGAGAAAATACTTTCATACTCTGATATCACTGTGTCAATAAATTGTTGTTCTGTTGATGATTCTATAAGATCTTTATGTTCAATACACAGATTTTTTACAATTTCTGAATCATCATCCCAGTTTAAATCTGGATTGATAGATGAACTTATAGTTAACCAAATAATTGGAAATAATTCTTGATGTCTCATTGTAATAATTTCTTTTGTCCTGTAAAACTATGCTCTGATAATTTTGGAGCAGAGATGCCTTGCTCTTTTAAATACTTTTCAAAATCTGGTTGAAGAGATTTGTGAATTTTATCTATACCACCACCAATTAATCCAGAATATTTAATTGCTATTTGAAGAGTTGAAATTTGATCTGATTCTTCTAACATAGCAATAGAATCCATGTTACCCGTAGAGATTCTTCCATAGGAAACAATATCCATTGCTGCTTGTTTTCCTAATCTAGCAACCCAATACTTTTGTTCTTCTTGCTCATCACACTTCAATAAACTTTCAAGATCTTCTTCTGTAGATACATATTCCTTAATTAAATTAATGAATATATTCATTTCATTATATGATTGTTTATATTTTCTTTTCCAAATACCAATGTCATAATCATTTTTATCCATATCAATTTTAATCATTTCTTTATCTAAATCATCTTCACATAGTTCATAGTTTCTAGATAACTTCTTTTTTAAAACTTCTGCTTTTCTTAAACTAGTTTGTATCTCAATGTATGCATGATATCTAGTTTCCAATTCCATCATACATTGTCTAACTGATCGCCAAGGAGTAAGTTGTGAATTTGCAACAAAGTGTCTACATTGAAATTCACTCATACCATTTTCCATTTTGATGGAAGATTCAATAATCTTTTGATCAAAATTATCAATGTTATAAGTATCTACAAATTCTTTTGATAGTTTAATATTATCTAAGTTTGTAGATACTATATTGCTATATTCATCAGAAATTAAATTCATAAATTTTTACCTCATTTGTTCTAGTCCAATCAGTTTCAGATACCGTTCTTCCTAACTCAATTGCTTGAGATGATGGCATCAATACCCCAAAGTAATCTTCATATAAAATATTTATGTCTCGTATTGAAGTGGCAGATTCAAATAATTTTTTAATCTTTTGCATATCAACTAACATTGTTGATAATTGATCTTCATAT